ATAGCGTTATTAAAACAAAAAAAGATATTAAATTATAATTTCTTTAAATATTTTAACATTTCAGATGTTGACAGGAAACAACTCACCGATATGGACCTAGAAGTTAAATATAATTTCAATGATCACGTAATGGATGAATATGGACACGATGCGGAAGCTTATTTGAATATATCATTTGGAGATGAATGTCTAACTATTGATTATGAAGAACAACAAGGTGAGGCAACAGAAAGTAGATACGAACCAACAGTTTATTGCACGATTAATGGAACTGAAGGGGCCATAAAACTTTTATTTAAAAATCTAGAAGAAATTGATGTCGATAATTATAATCACGATGAAGCATATAAAGAATTAAGAGACATCATTAAAAATATAGTAGAAAATTGATTCTATTATAACTTAAACTATTAAGTGAAAACACAATGCAGACACCTGAATATAAGGTAGTTATAATAGGAGAAACCGGTATTGGTAAAACAACGTTTATGAAACGTTTGGTTTATAATTTAGATACATTGTATAATACACCAAAAACATTGGGCGTTGAAGTTATGCCTTTAGATTTGCACGGTAACAATGGAAGAATAAGACTTAATTTGTGGGATTGTGGTGGAGATTATCGAGGGCTGGGTGAAAAATATTATATCGATGCATTTGGCGCTATAATATTTAAAAAAAGCACAAACAATAAACATTTATCATTTGAATATGGTGTGCCTGAAGCTGCTAAAAAAATTTATATTACGGATTTTGATATGAAAAATCCAGAATATACCGTTGAGGAATATAGAAATCAACTCTATGACTGGGTAACTAGTTAATCATTGTTTTGATTTAAATTATGATGCTTGATATGTATTTATTAAATTTTTATACATTTCCCTTGACACGCGGAAATGTTCTCCAGTTTCTTCATCTAAATATGGTTCCCACGCTTCTTCTTCCTCACAATACTCACGACTCGCGCCGGGTCTATCTAAACAATCTTCGTAAAGATTTTTATTAAATTTATACATTAAATACTCGCTTATTTCACCATTTTCATCTACAGCAACAGGATCAAACCAAAACTTGTTGTCTGCTACATAAATATATCCTTCTTCCATTCCGCCTCTTTTTACTCTGGTTTTCTTGCGACCATATTTACAATACTGTTTTTGTGAAAATCCTTTTGGTTTCTTACAGTTAATTCTGCGTTTATATTTTCTTGACCATTTGCCTCCTTTTATTTTGCGTGATTTTTTGTTTCTACGCGTTTTTTTTAAACGTTTTCTTCCTCGTTTTTTGCGCGTTTTTTTGATCTTTTTCCCTGTCATATAATGTTGTTTTGTTGATTTTTGACAGATTCCAATAGCGGCACCATAGCCATATTTATGCTTTAAATAATCTACACATCTTCCTACTCGAGTTCCTTTTGGCATATACATACTGTTTCGATTATTTATCTAAATAATCTAAAACGCTTAAAATAACCTTTTCTTGTGGATTTAATTTTTGAAATATCATTGCTTCATCAAACTTAAACTGAAAAACGCGTCCAAAATTGTTTTTACATACAAGTTGAACACCTTCCGCATAAATTTTGATATCCATTAAAAAAGCACCATTGGTTAAACGCAAATTATCCGGATCTTTCAATGAAATCCATCTGATATAATTACCACTCTGTAAATCTGTTAAATCTGTGCAATATCTGTAGTCTTTTAATTTCTTATGGAGAGATTTCAAATCCTCTCTAGATAATTGTAATTTTTGCAACATATTATTTTTTACATCTTTTATTTTTCTACTTGTTAAATTAACTATATTTGAATCTGTATCATTATCTAACTGTTTAAGAATGTCTGCTACACTCATTAATATATTAAGATATGTTGTTTTTTACTTATTTTCTTATATTGATTTATTAAATATATTAAAATACTGATATGGGATCTATTCTCAATTTTTGAAGTTTTTTCCAAAAGTTTTTTGAGATCTTCTGTTTTGGACATTTTTGAAATGTCCAAAATAGAGTTTTTGAAAAAAGTTTCTAAAAAAACGTAAAATTTTAAAAACCCCTTCATAGTGGAGGCTCTTAAAAAAGTGACTTTTAAAAACAGTGGAGGGAGTTTGTGTAGGGCTGAAAAAAGAGAACTAAAATTGATCAAAACTACAAATGGGGTTTTTTTTGTTATCCAAAAAAGATAACATCAAAAAACCCCTTTTTTTTCTATTCTCTAAAACTTATGAAAACGCATAATAATACAAAAAATATTAGTTTTGTTTTAACTGCATACTGACAAAATGGATAACATTTTACCCCAAAAAACCCCAAAAACCCCAAAATGGATAACTTTGGATAACAAAAAAACCCCAAAAATAATTTGATTATCAGAATGAAATCTATTTTGATAAAGAATTAAATTATTTTTTCAAAAAAATTGTGAGCATTTTTTAAAATGGATAACTTTTTTACCCAAAAAACCCCAAAAACAAAACTTATAAAAATATATTAAATAAATAAAGTAAACTTGTAATATAATGCACATAGTGTTTGGAAGTGATCACGCTGGATACAAAATGAAAAATTTTTTAAAAGAATATTTAAAATCAAAAAGTCATGACCCTTATAGCTTATTTATTATGGATATAGGTTGTAATACAGATGAACGAAAATCAGATTATCCAGATATTGCAAAATCTCTCTGTGAAGAAGTTGTAAAATTTAATTGTATAGGTATTTTAGTTTGTGGAACTGGAATAGGGATTAGTATTGCCGCTAATAGAAATCCTAATATTAGATGCGCTCTATGTCATAGTGTTGAAACGGCAAAAATGGCAAGGAATCATAATAATGCAAATGTTTTGGCTTTAGGTGGGAGAGTTATAGATGAAGAGACAGCTAAAAATATATTTGATACATTTTTATCTGAAAAATTTGAGGGCGGGAGGCATCAGCGCAGAATAGATAAAATCTAATTTGATGTTGTTAAGTTAAGATAATATTCTACCAGATCATTTACAATACCTTTATCAGGTATTTTAGCTGCCATACCATAAATTGCGGTTATACTTTCATCTTTTTGGGAAGGCTCACAGTTATTGAAATTTCTTAAGAGTCTGACTAGTTCATCTATATTATCAATATTTTTTGGTGTTATACAGATATGCAAACATACCGGATTTTGTAAAATATTAATATTCCAACCATTTTTTGTCAAATATTCACTTAGTTGTCCTATTGAATATTTTGTATTATAAAATGCCACAACATTTATTTTAGGATCTCCGATAACAATATAATTTGATAAATTTCTTATATAGTTGGCTAATTCTATGGTTTTACTTGAAATTTTAACAGAGTAATTTTTATATTTATCATAGCCATTATAAAGTAAAGAAGCCCACGTAGTAGCTATCTGTGAACCTACTCTACTTCCAGGCAATGATACACTGGCATAAATACCACCAGTCCAATCACTAACAATAAAATATTGATTTTTTCTCATTTTTGAGTTTTTCCATAATAATAGTGAAGACCCTTTTGGTGCATATCCATATTTGTGTGGATCAATGGATATAGAATGAATGTTTCTATTGAAGGATAATCGTAAATGCTTATTAAATTGGGTTATAAATCCACCTAAGCAGGCATCTACGTGAACTGGTATATTATAATATTCCATCATATCTGCTATTTCATTTATAGGATCCATTAATCCATAAGGAAAACAAGGGGCTGATGCAATTACCGCGCAAGTATTTGCAGTTATTTTCTCATATAAATCGTTCACATCCATAACATAATTGCTATTTAAATCAACGTATTTTATTTTCAAATCCAATAGTTCACAAGCTTTATTTACTGCTGCGTGCACTGTTTTACAACATAATACTTCAGGCTTGCCAACATAAAAATAGGATGAATTCACAAATCTTTTTTTGTATGCTTTTAAAGCAAGTATTGTGCTTTCAGTTCCTCCAGTAGTGAGATTGCCCCCTCCCGTTTTTGGCATATCAAATAGTTTGCCAATCATTCTAACAACTTCACTTTCCATTTTAATTAGCTCAGGATAAATATCTGGATGTAAAGGATTTGAAAACAAGTAAGAATTATTTACTTTTTTTAAAAGATTATTTAACTCATCATCATTAATATAAACACATCCTGATATTTTGTTACCAACATTTTCTTTTCTTATATCAATTACTTTTGTGATCTGTTTTGAATTCATTCCTTTTGATGGAAGACGTTTAAAATTATATTTAAAATCAGATTTGAAAACATTTTTTATTATGGATTTAGCTTTCATTTTTTGATTTTTGATTTCTAATCTTCCTTTTGGAGTAATAGAATATAAATAAAATAACAAGCGTTTAAAATCTATTTTATAATAAAAAGTAATCAAAATCAATAAAATTTTTAATTTATGGTGTCGAATCATTTGATATAACATTTTTATAATAAATGTAATAATTCTTTTATGTAATTTGAAAATATCTAATGTAAAGTTTTATTTTATATATAATAAAATAAATTTAGGGGTTTTTTTTGTTATCCATATATAGATGGAAAAAAACCCCAAAAAACCCCGAAAAAAATATGAGTGTAAAAAATGTGACTTTTCTACATCTAATAGAAAAGATTATAATAGACATTTAACAACCCGTAAACACCAAAGGATAACAAAGAATACCAAAAAACCCCAAACATATTCCTGTGAATGCGGAAAAGTATATAAATTCCGTAGTGGATTAAGTAAACACAAAAAAACTTGCCATTTAAATTTAGACTCTACTATAGATATTTTTCAAAAAGTTCTTGAACAACAACAAGATTTACAAGAAAAAATGAATCAAGTTGCAACTAATAGTAGTGGAAATGTTATAAATTATAATACAAATACAAACAATAAAATGACTATAAATGTGTTTTTGAATGAAAAATGTAAAGATGCAATGAATTTAACTGATTTTATAAAAAGTCTTGAAGTTTCATTGGAAGATCTTCAATATTCAAAAGAACACGGTTATGCAAAAGGTATTAGTAATATATTTGTTAAACATTTACAAGATATGCCTCCTACAGAAAGACCTTTTCACTGTAGTGACAAAAAACGAATGCAGTTTTATGTGAAAGATGAAGATAAATGGGAAAAAGATAATCAACATGAAAAGATTGATTCATCTATTTCTAATATTCAATTGAAACAAATAAAAAAGATAAAAGAATGGGAACAGCAACATCCTAATTATCTTAAAGATGAAGGTTTGTTACAGTTATGGCACGATATGATTCATCAGATTATGGGCCCTTCTGACGATGCATCAAGAGAGAAAAATAAAGAAATTATTAAGAAAAATATAGGAACAAAAGTAGAATTAAAAGATGCTATGATACCAGTTTAGTTACTCTTTTCATCTGATTCTTTAACAGGGGTGGTCCAGGATTCATTTTCACAATCGAATATCGATTTACCGTTTCCGTTTGTAGCTTTATATGTTGCTTCATACGAATTATAATCATATTTTCTAGGACTTTCTGTTCCAGTATATTTTTCTTTTTTCGCTTTACTAGGTATTATACTAGGAAGTTTGCTATCGTGAAGCCATCTTTTTAACTTAATGAATTTGTGTTTTCTTATTAAGGGTCTAAACATTTATAATAGAAAAATATAATATTTTTAATATGATTTTAATATATTATGTCTTTCCCAATTAAAGTAACTAAAGCTGCCTGGAAAAAATTATTTGATATATCTTTAAAATCTAAAAACAATAATTTTCTTTTTTCAGCAACAAGTGGTGGGTGTAATGGATTTAATTTTGATTTATCATTACTTAAAAAAAATGAAAAAATACTCTTAAATAAAAAACGAAAGCCATCATTAATTTCAAATAATGACGTCGTTGTATACATAGACCCATTATCAGAATTATATTTAATAGGAACAACAATAGATTATATTGATCAAAATTACAAAAAAAATATATTCGAAAGTAAATTTGTTTTTAATGTTGATAAAGAATTACTATCTACCTGCGGTTGCGGAATATCTTTCACACCAAAAACTACCAATTTATAGTATGATTTTCAAGTAATTCATTAATTTTTATAAATGTTTTTGAATTTTTGAAACTGGTATGTCCTCTTAGTCCTCTGGAATAACTTAATGGTGAAGGATGAGACGATATAATAATTTTATGTTTTGTTGAATCTGGTTGCACATTAGCTAATATATTAAGAGCAAAACCACCCCATACTACAAACACAGTCTTATTACTTCTTTCCCCAACCTGATGCAACATATCGTGAGTAAATCTCCTCCAAATTGTCATATGTGTTCCTGGCGCTTTTTCAATAACTGTAAGTGATGAATTTAACAGCAATACACCCTGTCTTGCCCAATTTTCTAATGTAGGATCCCTTAACTCCTCACCAGTATCTTTAATTAGTTCCTTTTCTATATTTCGCAATGATGGAGGTTTTTTGACATCAGGATTAACTCCGAAACATAATCCTGTGGCTTGATTCATACCGTGATAAGGGTCTTGACCTATGATAACTACTTTTGTATCTTCACAATTAAAGTATGAGAAACACCTAAAAATATTTTCTTCGGCAGGGAATAGCATATTTTCATATTTTTCTTTTTCATTTTTATAGAAAATTTCCATAATTTCCCACCAATGATCATTTTCTTCTACCCAATTTAAAATAATCTCTCTCCAATCGGTTGTAAGTTCTTTTACTCTATCGATAAGCATTGTTATAATAAAAAATTTTATATTTAATATTCGATCAAGTTTTATTTTTAATAATTTTCTGTCCATGTTTCATCTTTATAGTTTGTATATACAGTAAATTGACCTATTTGTCCATCGTAATTCTCTCGTAGCCCCCACCAGGTTCTATTATTATTTTGATTGCCACCATATACCTTTACGTGCCATTTTTTAGCAGCGCGCCAGTTGAATTTATATCCTCCCACTGATTTATATTTGCCAATGTATTCTTCTGGAACACCTTTCTCTAGTAATTTCTCTTTATCTTTTTCTGTAAATAGTTCGATATTATCTATGGGACCAATTACATTATATCTTGTGAATCCATTATCTAGGCCTACGCAAGGGACCCTGGCTGTTGTTTGGCACAGGAATATTTTTTGCTTTTTTATTTCATTTTTCAACTTTTCTTGTATTTTACTTGTTTCATTTTCATATCTCTGATGATCGTGTTTAGCTTGTAGCATAAATGTATCACGCTCTTCTTCTGACAGAGATGACCATCGTTCGCGCATATATTTTGTGTAATATTGGTAAGCTGATAGAGGTTTTTTTATATTTTTTATTTCTTGTTTTGTCTTATCAGACATTTGCTGTATTTGTTCAGTAAAAGAAGCCATTGTGTTGTTTGTATAATATAAAAAATTTTATATATTTTCAATTTTCTATTTAATTTTCAAAATCATTAAACACCCACCCATTTTCTAGTTTCTCCACATAACCAGAAAACCATTTATAATTCGTAAGATAAACAGAACCATAGGATGAAGGAGTTCCATTTGGTCTGGCTCTTGTATCAGTTGCTTCACCTATAATTGCGCCATTTTTATCGTAAATTATGTCACCCTTCTTAACAGAAGAGTATGCGTTATAGAGTTGTTTGGCCCAGGCTATTTTTGGCATTGTTGGATTTTGTTCTGAAAAACAAAATATTAAAAAACTTTCAATTTTATATTATTCTTGCTAGCTTTACTTCAGTAGCTAGAGGAATGCCGTCGTGAGGAATAGGCACAACTTGAACAGGTTTTATAAGTGTTAGACAAGGGCAAGTCATCCATAAACATTTTCCTTTTGAATGAAGCACTCTTATTATAACCGATATTGATATTATTAGGCTTAACACTGCTAGAAATTCAGCCCAGTAGTCATACATACTGTAATATTTTGTAACACCTTTAATTTAATTCAATTTATCTTAGTATAAAGAATAAAATTTTTACTTTATTAATGCCTAGCGAAAAAGAAATTATTGATTGTTATCTAAGAAATTCTAGAGGGATTCGCGGGGCTGCGAGACATTTCGGATTATCAAAAAGTTATGTGGGAGCTATTATTAATAAATATAAGAAAAAACACAATATGAGATAATTTATTAGATTCAATACATATTAAATATTAATATATATTGATTTGTAATGGATAATTGGGTTTGTTATATTATAGAAAATAGAGGATATACTTATGTCGGAGTTTCAAATAATGCGGAAAAAAGATTAAGAGCTCATAATGGAGAAATATCAGGTGGTGCTAAATATACAAGAGGTAAAGGAAAAGGGTGGAAACACATATGTATTATTAGTGGGTTTCCAACAAAAATAGAATCTTTACAATTTGAGTGGGCATTGAAACACGTTCCTCCTAGAAATGCTGGTGGAATAACTAATAGAATAAAAAAATTGGTAAAATTATTGAATAAGGAACGGTGGACAAGTAAATCTCCTTTGGCAGAAACTATGCCTCTATGTATTGAGTGGAAGAATGTAAATTATAGACCTGAGAATGTAAATTTACCTGTGTATGTAAAAGAAAACCATATATAGGTATATAAAATTGAAATGAATTATATACTTTTTAAATGTATAAATACCAATATGTCTACCTCTCAATCAAATACTATGCCTGTCTACTGTCTCGACCAGGGTGAAATCAATACCCTACTAGAACTTAGAAAAATATTTCATACTGAGTTGGAGATGATGACTCTTCATCATCACAATACACGTGAAAAAATGATGAATATGTTAAATACATCAGGCAATCCAACCTGGACAGCTGAGAATATATTAAAGTTAGCTACTGATAATAAAATAGAATGGGTCCACGGCGCAGATGATCCAACCCCATATGATATTTATAAAAAGGAAATGAATAGTAGATTAGCAGAAATTTTAAGTGGATAAAAATAAAAATAAAAATAAAAGATAAGGTGGAGAAGATAGATCTTTTATTTTTATTTTTATTTTTATTTTTATTTTTATTTTTTCATTTATTTTTTATTTTTTCTGGCTTCCATCCTTGCCAACCATTTTTTAAGGGTTCTATACTTTTCAGCACCAGCTGCGTGTCTTAAGGTATACATACTTTTTTTCTTCCAGTCAGCCCCAACAGCCTTTTCACTCATTATATACACATCACCATCATTCAACTCAACATCAATAGGCTCACCTACTGGCAAACCATCCTTAAACCATTGCCATCTCATAGGATAGTTGCCGCCACCCCCAATAGTAATACATATTACTACAACTCTCTCAGTATCGCCATGAAATCCAATACCAGTTGTCTTAAGGTTGTAATATCTATTGCCTTCAACTACATTAATTTCTACTTTTGTTTTGCTATCAATCTTTACTAAACCGGCGGCTATTTGTGTTTTAAGGAGTTCGATTGCTCTATATAATACAGCCTTAGATTTAAGGTCAACAATTGTGCCCTCCCCCTCATCATAATTTGCCGTTTGGTTCATACCAGCCACATAACATATATTTCTTCTCGCGTGCTTATTCAATACTCTACCCTTTAAAGGCTTCCCATCCTTACCAATAATTTTATCTCCATTTTCATCTCGTTTATCCTTATTTGGGTCTAAATACTTAGAATCCCAATGATCTTTATACATTTCTCTATAAATTTCTTCACTCTTTTTTTCTCCCAAATTGCTATGCACCCAATTCCTTAAAAGTATCACTCTTGCCTGATATTCATCTGGTAACATATTTATAATTTTATCTAAACTATTCGCATTAAGGTCTATTACTTCAACATTTTCGTTGCCCATTATTGCACTAAAATAAGGACCCAATCCTTCATCTATATCTGTAGCTGTAAATCCTTCTCCCTTAACTGGCATTCTCCCTATTAGTTGATTACCCCTA